GCAACTACATCACTTACGGTATCTCCTTTACATAAATTAATACAAGTGAGATCTGGTCCTTGCCAGATTACACAGTTAGATGAAGTTGCTACACATCCGTCTTTAGTATGATTTGATTTAGTTGGTAACATGCTATAATATATATTATAATATACAAAAACTTTTAATTAATTAGCCACAATCTGGAGGTGTAGGAGGAACTATTTCTTCCTGACAATAATCTGGTAGTATTTTATCAGCTAGATCACAATTCTCTTTCTTAGTATAATATTTATCTAATTCATCATCACAACATCTACCAATACCGTATCTCCTACTTAAGAAATATTTATACACTTCAGAAGCAAATTTTGTATTGATATATATTGTTTTATTATCCATTATAAATGATCTAGACTATCAATAATTTTTTTAGTAGCAGTAGCGGAAGAAATCATTCTTTTAGGATTTGCATTTTTATCTCTTAAAGATCTGTTGTAAAATGCTACACAACCATTACAACATATTTTACCATCTGCTGCTTTTGTTTTTTGACATCCACATGACAATTTTTTACCACAATTTGGACATGTACTCATAGTTATTTGGTTTTAACAGTTTTTACATTCAAATTTATTAAGAAGTTTTAAAGCGTAATTATAGAGATCCATTCCTTCAGTGATGTAATGACAAACCTCAACTTTTGCTTTGGCAGCATCTAACATCATTTTAATATCTCTAAGTTCTTTAAACTTCTCTTTCATCTCTCTTTCAGGTTCACATGATGCTAATTCTAGATTACATAGAATTGCATGATATTTATCAAGAAACACTGAAGTTCTAAGATAGTTATACTCAACATATACTTTATCATTAGGTGATACACTATATCTAATAACATATACACCATCTGGTAAAGTATCTCCAGCAATTCCTAATTCTAGATCTTCTGCATTAATAATTTTTGTAAACCCTTCAGTTATATCTCTAAAATGAACAGCAAAAGTAAATCCGGGAGGAGTGATCTGTAATAGTTCACAATCTATAGTCATTAAATCACTATAGTCACTTACATCTTCAATTTTAATTACACATTGATTCAATATATCAGGAATGTGTAAACCTAGTCTATGCTGTTCCATATTATAATTTACAAATTTTTATTTAACAAAAAAAGGGAGGAGAGTAAAACTCCCTCTCCCCTTTAATGTTATTCTAAGGTAGCACTTAGATAGTTTCAAGAAGAACTGGACTATTAACTGCTGTTAAAGCATCTGCAATTACAGATTCAAATGTACCAGAAAAATCATCTCCAGCAGTAATAACTACTTTTAGTAAGTATTGATCATTATCAAATGTTCCAGTTGGATTATTGAAACGAGGAACACTATGTAATAGATAATAAACATCATACTTATCTGTACGATCAATTGCATCAAAAATTGCATCACCTTGAGTAATTTCACGGATACGTGGATTACAACTAAAGTAATTCTGAGAGTAAGATTCAGAAACAATTAACTCACGGATAATTGATTCACCATATCCTTCTCCTTGTTTAGCAAGAGTTACTTGAGTTGTACATAAAGATTCATGCTGACATGGATCATTAATATCATCTACAAATGATGCATAAATTTGAACAGGTTCTTTTTCAAAATGATCAGTGGGTTTGAAAGAACAATTACCAAATACTGTATCAACATATGCTCCAGTTAATTCAAGACCTACACAGTAATCTGCAGTACTTCCTGTTTCAGGAGTATAGGCTTCTAATAATTCAAGAGTATTAAGAGTTACCCAAGTTGGTGAAGGAGTAGCTGTAATATCTTCTGTATATTTTACTACAGGAGAAACAAATTGAGAAAGATAAGGATGCTCAATAATTTGTTTAGCCCATTGAACAAATACAGTTACTGGATCAACATTAGTGGGAGTAGTTGGATCAGCACAACATCCTGTATTTGCATCAAGAGTAGTGTAAACTTGGTGATTTAAGAAACGAAGTGCAGGAGAACCTTTAATATCAAGTCTTAAACGATAAGTTTTTCCACACAAAAATGTTGGACATTCACATGCACTAACACCTCCATTATTAGTTTTACCAATAATTGTAAGAGCTTGTACAGATGCTTTTTCTTCTACTTTCCAAAATTTATTAATGTATCTTGGATTAATAACTTTAGACTTGTTTGATTCAGTGTAACCACCATGATGAGGACCAATTTTATCATTTTGATAAATTGAACCAGATGCTAAAAGAAATGGTTTTGATGTACCTACTGTATAGGTTTCATAAGTTTCGGCATTATAAAGACCGAATTCTAAAGTTACTAGATCTGCAGTAGTTTCAGATCCTGTGTTGTGATATCCAGCAGTACCAATAAATACTTTCTGGAATGCGTGATTAAAATAAGCCATAATAAATAAAAATTAAGTTGTTAGACAATAATATATTATAATAGATTTTAAATTAAAATCCAAATTTTAATTATTTTTTTCAGTTTCATTATTCATTCTCTGATATTGTATTACAGCTTCAATATCTCCTGCTAAAATTGATACTGTCTCATCTATTAAAACTTCAACAATATCATCTTTAAATTCAGGATTCACTTCTATTGCAGATACAATACCAGTGTAAGGATCTATACATCCTTGAATTTGTATATTTACTGGCTTTCTATAATACATTATAGAGCAGTTAGTAATATCAAATTCATCATTTGTATAAATTCTAATTGTGTTACCCACTAAAGTAGCAAATGTTTCTCCCCATTCTAAACTAGGTTTTCTAGTTTCATCTTTTAAATGAAGGTCAACATTTGCTTCTTCAGTTAAATAAATCATGAGTTTTCTGGGATCAGGACAACAACTGTTATTAGCAGATGCCACCACTTTTTTAAACTCCATATAATCAGAAGGCCAATTTGTTGTTTCAAAAAACAATTGTCTATCCACTACATTTGTTGGAGTTTGAGTTAATAGAATTTGTAAATCATCAACTCTACGTTTAGATTGTTCATCACCTTCTTTTAATAGATTATAACCATGTAATTGTCTACGACACCATTGTAATTGAGCTTTATTAAAAGCCTCTACAATTTGCCAGCATTCAATGTTATCATAATCATTAGAAGCTAACTTATTAAGTCTTTGCTTAACTTTAATCTGTATAGTTGATGTATTCATCTATTACTTCATTTTTTTACCCATTGAACCACCTTTTTTGTAAGAAGGTGTTGAACCACCTTTTTTCATAGGAGGCATCATCATTTCTTCTTTTTTCATTTTTTTAGCTCCTTTTGTTGCTGGAGCCATTTTTCCTTTAGTTGCCATTGTTTTAAAAAAATTAATTGTTAGTAATTACCCCTTTACTTTCTTTAGACGGGGATTTTTCTTTTTAGCTGCAGCAGATGCATTTCTACTTGAACTTGCAAGAATAGCTCCTGCAGATTCCATAGATACACCTTGTTGTTTTGCTATTTTCTTTTGTACGGCTTTAAAGCCAGGATGTTTTTTAGTGGCCATTATTTTTTCTTTTTTACAGATCCACCTTTTTTAGCGTAACCCATTTTATTTCTTACTTCTGTAGGAAGTTTAGAAAGTCCTGGATTCTTAGATGCATCAACTGGTTTTAATGAACCACCATCTTTCATTTTAGGTGTTTTACACCCGGAACCTTTTTTCATAATAGAATGTATTTATATATTAATATATTAAGAATTCCAGTATTTTTCAACTTTTTTAGTGATGTCCAAAAGAATTTGATCATTCAATGGATTTCTTAAAAACTCTACAACATCTGTTTGATTACGTCCTAACATAGTACTACTTTCCATATGATAGATAAATCCATCAGATTTTGAAACAATTACTTTATGATAGTTTGCATCTTTAACAAGTGACTTAAGTTTTAAAGTTTCCATGTCCATTGCAGCAACTTCTAAAAATCTTTCTGCTGCTCTTTTCTTGTTATCTTCAGAACCTTCACCATTAATATGTCTATCCATATTTTCAAATAGAATATCATTTGGTGTAGACTTTCTATATTGGATTGAATCCATATCTACTATTTTAGCAACTAAGAACAACTTATTAGTGTTTTTATCAAACATTTTTTGAAGTTCTCCAAGTGCTTTATTGCGTAGTTTCTTATATTCAGTTTTTGTACTAACTGTAGATTCAATTCTATCTAAGTAGAACTTAGGTGGTTTAGCCATTTTTTTTGCTGCTTCATAACTTTTAGCAATCAAAGAAAATGCACCTGCTTCTATTGCATACAATTTAATTAAATCATAAGGATCTTTTTTAGGATCTAAAAAGGTGGGTTCATTTCCCACTCTAATAGTAATCTTTTCCCAAAAAGAATGATTGTCTGGTTTAAGAAGTTTTACTTTATTCCAAAATTCTTTATCATCAATTTCAATAACATTAGCAGCTAACTCTCTTTCAAGTTCTGCTACCACTGCTCTAATCTGTTTGATTTTTGCTTCTTTTTCAGTTTCTGGAAGTAACTTAACTTCTGGAGCAAATTCATTTAAACCTGTAACGTATCTTTTAATACCATTTACTTCTATACAGGTTAATTGTTCTTCATGGAATACGCCTTCAAAAACATTCATTCCATATTTTTCTAATCCCATATTTGATATACTTGAATCAAAATATGGTTTGATTGATACAGCATTAGACTTACTAGCCTGATACTTTTCTACCATTGTTAGTTCACTCATTTTAATTTTGGTTTTAGTTTATTAGCAAATGTAAAAATTATTTAGATAAAAAATCTAGGGGGCTATTACACCCCCTAGATAGTTATCATTTAAGATTAGAATGATCCTCCAGTAATAGGATTCTTCATAACAATCTTCAACACCTTAGTTGGATCTTTTACCCATACTGCAGGCATTGTTTGTGTCATCATTACACGGTAACCATTGAATTGACCAGAAGATTGGAAACCTTGTGATCTACCCATATAATCCATAGTACCGTTTTGATACCACCACTTCAATTGATTATCCCAAGACAATTTCAACAAGAAGATATTGTCATTAGTGTTATCAGTGATATCAAATACGATGAAGTTATATGAAGACAAAGGATAACCATCAATAATTGGATTTTCAATGTCATTAGTGTGGATGTTATCAAAAGCAGGGTTAAGTACAAACTTAACGTTAGCCAAGAATGGGATAACGTAAGAAGTGTAAGCAAAACCAAAGTTAAGATCCATTCCTTTTCCAGTGATAGCTCCAATATCAGAAGCTTGAATAACTAGACCAGAATTGATTGCTTCTTTCTTAATTGCTTCATTAACCAATTTCATACCACCCATACCGGTTTGTACAATAAGTTGACGCTGAGGATCTGGTCCTTTGAATTCAACTTTACCGTTATAGAAGTTATAAATCTCATTACGGAATACATCAAGATTGAAAGATGCTTTGTTATAGATACGCTTGAAAGAGTTATCAAGTTGTTTCCAAAGACCTACAGATAAACGCATATCATCTGGACCATCTTGTTTAATCTTACCACCATGACCCCACATCAAGTAGGTTTCAATGTCATTAGCAACTTTGCTAAGGTGAGCAGCTTCAAGACGGGTTAAGAAAGTACGGCTAAGAGAACCATTTTCCATAGCTCTTTTTGCATAATCTTTACCCATTTTAGCTACCATTGATTCCAATGAAGTTACAGAAGGATCAACATTGTTATCAAAGTTTCTCCAGATTTCTGTTACAGGTACAGTACCATCAGCATTCAAACCACCTTTGATCATCAAATCTGCTCTTGATGAAATTGAATAGTGTACGTGTGCTTCTGCACCACCTACATAGTTGTAGAATTCACGGAATCCTGAACTAGTAGAAAGATCTGAGAAACGTTCACCATATTCACCTCTTGCAGAACCTTTACGAAATACTTTTGTTCCTGAAGCAAGATATGCGTTATCCAAGAATTTAGTATTGTCATTATTCACAAGTTGAACAGTGAAAATGAAACCATCACCTGTAGGAAGAATATCTTCCGCAGTAATGTACATTTCAGCACCATTGTATTTATCATAAGTGATGATATCACCATGACCAAATACACGCTTGTTCAATTTAATACGGAAAGTTTGTCCATCTACACCTTTTGTAAAATTTCCAGACTCAATGTCTTCAACAATGTAAGGAAGGTCCTGAGCAATTGGTGTTTGCCATTTCCACTCCCCACGAGCATTGTCAACCATAATTACATTCTTACCACCGAAAGAAGACATTTGATAAAGTGGCATTTCAACCTTTTGAGACATTGCCCAGATATCAACTGGACCCATATCCATAGGTTCTGCACTTTTCATCATGTTTACCAGGTGATAAGAATCTACGTGTGAGCTAGCTTGATAGCTGGTATCACGTAGAAAAATACCATTGTTTAAAACTGGTGTTGCCATTTTGAATTTAATTTAATTGTTTATAGTTATTAATTGATTGTTTGTTTATATTAAAATCTTTTGAAAAAATTATTATTACGTGAAATCTTAGGAGCTTTTCTATCTTCTTTATCTTCTACAGAAGAGAATGAAGATTTGCTCTTAGCTTGTTCTGTTTTTAAATTACGAACAGTTTCTTGTGTAGCTTCAGTTTTAGCATGCTTTCTAATCTCATTCTTATAACTATCTGGATCAGATAATAACCAAAGAACTTCTGCAATTAGATCATGCTTAGGTTCAATAAACTGATATTTCTCAAGAAGATGTCCTAATAAATTTGTTGGTTTACCAGAAATAGAAGGATAACTAGGTTGCACTAAACCAGAATAAAGCTGAGATTGAGTTTTCTTATCAATCTTAATTCCGTTAAGTTCACCTGGCTTAAGAGTTTCATATACATTTTCCATATATGTTTCCGCAGCCACTCTTTGTTGTTCTTTTCTATATTCTTGTTCTGCAAGTTGTTGAGCAATAATTTGCTCTTGCATCTTATCCAACTTTGGTTTGAATTTACCTGCTTTTTCACCAAGTTTATCCATATCCTTCCAACTATCAATTTCTTCATCAATTTCATCTTCACTACCAAAACGTGTAGCACGTAGATATTGACGTACAATAGTTTCTTGGTCATGTTCATCATCAACATCAAGTTCTCTTACTTCTTCAACTTGTGCTAATGCTTTAAATAAACCTTTTAGATCTTGTCCTCCATCTGATACATATTTTGCAGCAATCTGCAATTCTTGAGGCAAAGACTGAAAAAATTCTCTTGGAGTTTCTTCTTTAATCTTTTTTTCTCTTTCAGTGAAGTTAGCTTCAATAAGTTCTTTCCAATCTTTCACTGAATAATCAGAGAGATCCTTATCATCATCAAATGGCATAATTAGACCATCATCAATAAGTTTAGTGAATGTCTCCACCAAACCACTTTTATCAACTTTTGGTCTACCTTTTCCAGTTTCATTTTCCAACTGATTTAAAGTGGACTCTAAGAGTTCAGTCACTTCTTCTTCAGTGGTGATTGTTGATTCTTCGTTTTTTTCCTCTTTCTTTTGAGTTTTAGATTGAGGTTCTAGAAATGTTAAATCAGTTTTTGGAGAAGAAAAGATACTTGGTTTTGCTTCTGTTTCTGGAAGTAAAATACTTTCAGCACCAGGAGCCGATCCAAAGATATCATCTAAATTTACATCCACTTCTTTAACTTCTGTTTGCATTGAGCTTTCTTGTGACATATTAATTTGGTTTTAATAATAATATAATATAAAAAAAGTAAATCTACAATAGTTGTAAACTCACTTATTTTTTTCTTTAAAAGCTAAATATATCGCTATATTTTTTCCTTTTGATTTTCTTAAACTATAACTATTTTTTTCTAAATATTCTTTTAGTTGTAAGAAATTCATTTCAGTGCTATCATTCGGTATATCTTCCAAGCAAAATTCATTAATTGAATCATCCACTAGTATTATTGTGACCCAATTATTATTTGACTGTTTTTTGTCAATTTTTCTTTTTGCCAGTAGATTTTTTATCATCGTACTTATTCTTGTTCTCTCTTGCTATTTGTAATTGTTTATCAGCAATCTCTCTTTTAACACCAAGTTCTTCACGTTTAATATTTGCTTTTTCTCTATCAGCATTACTTTTATTTAGCATTGCTTCTTCTTGCATAGACATTTTAGCACGATATTCATCTGAAGCTCTTATTTCTCTTAAAGCATCAATGTAATCACTCTGTTGATTTTGATTCTGGTCTTGCATAGCTCCATATCCTGCAGCTCTAATTTGAGCTTCAATGATATTTGTTTCTCTATCTTTTTGTTTTTCTCCAGCATCAAAGTCTCTTTGAGCTTGTTTTTCTTGAGCTTGAGCTTGCAATTGTTTATCAAGTAATTCTTGTTGTGCTTGTTGTTCTTGTTGTTTAACTGCTTGTTGTTTTTGTTCAGCAGATTTAAGAACATGTTCAATCTCAGGAATTGATTGAGATTTAATAATATTTGCTAGATCATAAATAGATGCACCAGAAGTATTATTATTTAATGCTAATTGCTTTAACTGTTCAATAGTATTTCTATGATTTGCTTTTGTTGTACAGAAGATATTAATATCTCTTAGTAAGAGATCTGTACCATTAATATTAAAAGCAACCTTTTCATCATTAGATGTTAAGTATTGTAATCTAATAGATGGTTTTTTAGAATGATAGTATTGAGCTAAATCTGTACGCATTGTATGCACTCTTGGCATTAGATTATCACAATGCTGTGTAAAGTACACTTCAGTTTGAGCATATGAATTACTAAGTGCCACTCTAATACCTTCCGCAGTTGGTTGTTCTACTGCAGATCCTAAACGTTGAGGTGTAATACCAATAGTTTCAAAAGCTTGATTCTTAAAATAACTAGCCAGTTGAATACGAGAAAGCAATCTTTGTGTTTGTTCTAAACTTAATACTTGATAATGCTGAAATGCTAATGGATTCTCAGTATTTGTAATAGATGAATCCAATGGTAGCATTTGGAATGTTTTCATTGCTACATAAGCTTTTGCAAGATTATGTTTACCCCAATCTTCTCCAAGAGAATGTCTTGGAATAGCATTTTGATCTAATAAAATTACTGTTCCAAGTTCATCTACAAGAATATCAGCAATTTGATTATTTACAATATTATATGCAATTTGAAATGGTTTCATTAAATCCACTAATGAAGTAGATTTTGTATTTCTATCTGAAAATACAGATCCTTCCACTGGAAGTTTACAACCATATAAATTGGAATCACCTTTAAATTGGAATGGTAATCTTTTAATTTGATTTGTTGTTACTCCTAGATAAATAGGAGTTAAACCATCTGGATTTTCCATACCCCAATATGAGGGTCTATTAGGACCAATCTTTACACCACCCCAAACTTCATTAATCCAGATCCATTCAATATGCTCACCATACACTAAATTTTCTTTAGTTTTTTGCTTATAGAGCATTGTATCATATTCTGGTTTAATAGTTACTATATAACTTTCATCTACAATTTCTTCTATTACATCTCCAAGTTCATCAATCTTTGTAAGATGACCCACTCTTCTTTGAGATTTCCAATAACATGTTGTAGCTCTTAAATAATGTGAACTACCTAAATCAAATAAATCTTCTCCTTCTGATAAAATCATATTTACAATATCATTACCATCTGATATGTAATTATCATACATAGAAGTAAATTGACGATATTGTAATGAAGGAGAATTAGTATTCCAAGCATGTGATCTTGTAGGATCATAGTATGTACCATCATTTTGGTATCCTTCAATTGGATATGCAGAAGATCTAACTGGATAAACGGCTTCTAATGACTGCAATTGTTCTTCTGTCATTAGATATCCATATTTATCAATAACATCAGCTACAGTTAGCATTTCACATTTACCCACCCAATTTCCTTGTGAGATATATCTTGTATCTGGAGACTTATGATAAAATGTTAATAATGGATTCCATAACTCAACATCATAATCATCTTCCATCATTTTAAAATGCCAGAATTCTCTATCTGTAATAAGCATATCTCTAAATGCAGTCTCTTCAAGTTCTTGCATTTTGAATCTTTCTTCATCCACTAAATGTTGATGCCATGCCCATTGTTCAATCATTGAACGATAATCCTTTTTAAAGAATTGTTCAATTTCAGGTAGACTTTTTAAATTATCTGGAGATAATTGTTGTTGTACTTGTTCATCTTCTAGATTTGCACCCATTGCCATTAAAGAAGCCATTAATTTTTGTTCTGCTTCTTTTAACAACACTTCTTCAACCTGTGCTCTTTTCTCTTCTAGAAGTTCATTATATGATAATTCATCAACTGCTCTATATGCAACTTTTGTAGCTCTTTTAGAAAATTCAGCAGTTAAGACATTAATTACATTTGGAATAATAGGATAAAACTTTAATTCTAATGCAGACTCATCTTGTTTAGTTAAAGTTTCTACTAGATCTGCATAATCATTATCCTCTTCAATAATATAATCTGTTTTATCAATTAGACCTTTTGCTAATTTATAATTCTTAAGTAATCTTCTAGCATTTCTTCTCAATTGTTTTTGTCCTTGTAACTCTAACCAATCTAAATTCCATGCTGCCCATTCCTGATCTTTCTTATCTCTTGGTAAAAATTGAATTGGCTGAGTTAGAGTACCCATTTTGTTGTACTCTACTTTAGCACCATTTTTCAATTGAAGAGCGTTATATATTTGCATATCTATCTTTATTTTTTACAAGTACAATTGTCGCAATTACCTTGACAATTATTAATACCCAAGTTTACAGGAGAACTCGATTCTTCAATTTTTATATCGAGTAATAATAAGGCTTGCTCAAATGTTATTTCTTTTTTATCTAGGAGCTCTTTAATAATTTGAATTTTTCTATTTGACATTATCTAAAGTTTTTAAATGGATTACGTTTAACTTTAATATTTGAAAATGCAGATTTCGAGCCTCCTATAAACTTAAAAGGGTTATTATTTAATTTATATAAATTATTTGAATTCTCCAATTCTAATGATCTATCTCTTTCATATTTTCTTGTATACCCTCTATTAGATGATTGGATTTTAGCAAAAGCTATTAATGCAGCTAAAGAAACCAAACGGTCAACGTTTAATCCATCTTGATATGCTTGCATTTCTTTCATTGCCATAATATCTGGAATTCTCTCAATACCATATGTAGTTTTAACAATTGTACCATCTGTTTTTGTTTCATGGTCAATTTCTTCACTAATATACTGTATTAAATAAGAAAGTAAATGTGATTTAAATAATGTTCCAGTATTTTTCCAACCATATTCCTGAAATACATTAGCATTTGCATTTAAATCTTTTAGAAATAATATCTGGCTTTTTGGTACTAAATACTTTTGTTTCTTTTTTTCAATCATATATTGAATAAATAAAGAAACGTTATTTTCAATAATTGTCCAGGCATTATACCATTCAATTATTAACTCTAATTTTTCATGAGTTTTTCTTAAGTCATCAAATCTACCACACCATGCTGCAACAATTTCATCTCTTTCATAGTATGTTTCTTTACCATTAGATGTTTCTTTAATCACTTCAATTGGAGCTTTATATACATATATAGAACACAATGATTCTGAAGTAGTTGTCTTTCCTTCAGATACAGGGTCAATAGATGCATAATACATTCCAAATGTTGGATTTTCTGCAGGTCTTTTCCACACCACTAATGCTCCTTCTTTATCATCTTCACTCTTTCTAATAGGAAATGATTTAATTGGAAGCTTATTAGATTTAGTGGCAACTATACCATCTTCTTGTCTAGTTAAATCAATAACTTCATAACCATATTCTTTATCCTCTATTCTTCTTATTTGATTAGTGACAAGATGCGGTGGAAATTTAGATTCTTTTCTTGCAGCAAATGCTTCTGCAATATTTCTAGGTCTCTGTGAAATACGTAATTGATATTCTTCAGGATCTAATTCTTTCTTCCAAATTTCAAATTGATTATCTAATGCATCTAATGCTTCTTGTACAAGTGAGTTACCATATTCATCTATATATGGTGGCATAGACCACTGTTCAGGTATGAATAATCCAGATTTACCTAAAGTACCTTTATCATCAATTAGATCTGTATCTACTGCATAGATATCATTTGATTCTGGATATAATATTAATTTCTTTAATGGTTCACATTGATCTAAATCACCCACAGATCCTGCTGCTATAAATGTACCTGTAGTTATAAATCCAGAACTTAATGCTGGTCTAATAAACTCATATGTCACATTCATTTTAGGAGCAATACCAGCTTCTTCATGAAAGAAGTATTTACAAGGTCCCCCTACACCATTTGTTGGATTCTTTTCAAAAGATAATCCAATTAATCTTCCTTTTAAACCTCTAGTTTTATTTTGGTTATTTTCTCTCACTTGAATCTTTTGTTCCCAGTTGAGAGTTTTATCTGGTGTAAATGGTCTATACCATCCTGTGTGAGAATTTAAAAAGTCTCTATATTCATTAAAGAAAGCCCAAGAACCTTTATCATTTATATAGTCTTTAAGTTCCGCACCCACTTTTAATGTCACCCCTTCTTCAAACCATATTTGATTTATAAGTTTAGCACAATGAAAATAAGAACTAGCAATCTGACGTTTCTTTAAAATAGCACAATGTTTATTACTTAATTCAGCAAGTAATTCATATAATGCCATATGATATTGTGCATCACGTACTTTAGCAAATCCAAATTTATTTTGTTCCTTATCAAATATTGGTAGGAAATTAAGCCACATGTAATAATCACGAGTGAGATACCAAGTTTTATCTCCACTTTTATATATCACACCATTTCTACACTTATTCTTTTGATCATCCCAATAATTTCTAAAATCTTTACTTTTATATGGTGCTGAACAATAGAATTGTAATTTATTAAATTTACGAGCTTCTTCATTAAATATTAATGAGGTCTCATCAAATCCGTATTGACCAGGTTCTTTAAATATAGATTTAATAAAATCTAAAAAACCTTCTTTAGTATAGAAGATTGTAGATTCCCATTCACCATTATTATAAGTGGGTATTTCTAGATAATTATCCATTAATCACTTCAATAATTTCCAAAAGTTCATCAATAGATGATCCTCTTAAATACTTTGTATTTTCTTTATCAGAAAAATATTTAGTAAAATTATCTCTTTCAAAAGCATACCATGCTTTTTCATATGGGTTGTATTGAAACAACCAATCGTAGTAAAGTTCTTTTTCCATATTATTCTTGATCGTATGATAGTCCTATACCACCTCTAACGTGGCTTTTTTGTTCATCTTTTAAATCATTATAAACACCTTTGAATGATTGTCTAACTTGATCAAATCTTTCAGCAATTCTTAATAATGCAGATGCAGAACCATCCCTACCAGATGTTGGTTTTTCTGTTGCCATAAAAGTTGCCATATTATCTAGAGCAATTTTAATCCCATTATACGCTCTTGATGTAGGAGTTTCATATAATTTCTCACACATTTTTATAGCATCAAGAATTAAAGAATCTTCTGTACTAAACTCAGCATTTATTTGCTCTAGAATTATATCTTCCTTTTCAGATTCTGGAAGATTAAAAAAAGGATTTATATCATTATTAGGACATGTCATATAAAATAGATAAGCATAAATTGTTAAATACTCATCTGGATATGTCTCCATGATATCCTTTAAAAATTTAATTACGAAACAGTGTTCTGTTGGTTTTACAACACCATTCTCTATATCGAATAGTTTTACAATCATTAAGCGTAGTTTTTAAATATCTCTAGTACATTTTCTACAATTGGATGTCTATGATTTGCTTTTAATCTAATTACAGAAAATCCATCTATATCTTTCAAGTGTTTGCAAATAAAATCAAAACCTGAATCTTTTTTATTTTTTAAGTCAATTTGAGCAGAGTCACCACAAAGTATCATTCTACAATTATCTTTACCCACTCTTCCTAATAATAATTCTGTTTGAGAAAAAGTTAAGTTTTGTGCTTCTTCAACAATTACTGTACAGTCATTAAAAGTGTAGCCTCTAGTATAACCAACAGGAATGATAATAATATTACCAGCAGTAATCTCCTTATCAATCTTGTCTTTGTTATAAAGTTTATACATGTTTTGATGTGTTGGTTGAGTGAATAGGGCCATCTTTTCATCTGCAGAACCTTTTAAATAACCGATATCTTCATGTGCGGTAACAGCTGGTCTAATTATAATTATCTTCTTTTCATATAAGAACAATTGATCTAATGCTATTTGAGCAGCTAATAATGATTTACCAGAACCAGCAGCACCATATATAGCACTAATTACACTATCAAGGATTTCTGCTTTTGCCTTTTTTTGCTCTTCGTTTAATTGCAATAAATACTTTATATCGTTTTTACGTTCTCTCATATCTATATTAAAAAATCACGGTTATCATTAAGATGTTTAATCAATGTAATTACTTCATCCTTCATATATGGGATATTATATACCACCACTTCTTTTACAATAGGATTATTATTTTCATCGAGTTTATTAATTGGATTTCCAAAGTCATCTGTTCCAGAATCTTGAAAAATCACATGATGTAAACTCATTTTCCCTGGTTTTAATTTAGGATTGTGCTTAAGTATAATATACATATAAAAACTCAATTGTAGGCTATAATGGTTTAAATTACAGTCATCCAGATGAGCAACAGGTGATAACATCTTCTTAGAAATACCTTCCCAATTCCTATATCCTTCCGTTTTAATTTCTTTATTTGTTTTGTAGTCAATTATATTGACCACACCATTTATAACATCAACTCTATCAGATTGTCCACATAATCCTGCAGATTTTAAATAAACAAAATGTTCAGGATATATACCATTCTCTAATTTTTGTTCAGGAGCATATTTAATTCCTTCTTCATCAATAATTGGGGTAATGATTTTTAGAGGTTCTCCACCTTGTGTTAAGGTTTCAAGACTTAATAAATCAGATTCTCTTTCATTATGATACCATGTACCTAATGTCAGTGCTCTATCTGTTTCTTTGGACCAAGCTTTCTGTATATCTTCTGGTGTCATTCCATACCATTTAGATTTTTTATTTTTTGAAGCTTTTTGTGAAATAGCAATTGGATCAAACTTTTCTTTAAATTTTGATACAAATGATGTAACACTAATCCATTTTATATTGTCTTCAGAATTAACACTCTTATATGAGTGATCTTCTGCTCTAAAAAATACTGACATATTAGTAACCCATTTTTTTATTTTGTCTAATAACTGCACTTTTAACTTCATCCATAGAATTATTAACTAAGTAATCTCTTCCACTATATCTATCGAAGATTATACACTTAGATTTTACCACTTGATTTCTATCATTTATATGAGAAGATATTGCTGAAATTGCATCAGTTCTGCAAGTATAATTTAAGTATAGAGTTTTACCTTTTACCTCATACTCTACAGGAATCATTACCTTTTCACCATTTTCATCTACTACCACTGTATTT